CGGATTGCTAGCACATTCAATTGTAACCGTCAAGGTTACGTTTGTTGAGCGTCAACGGGTTGCAAACAAAATGCAGGGGACAGCAAAAAAGAATTGGACAACTGCCCCACGTTGCCCCAACGTGCCCCACACCAAATGAGCAAAGCCCGCCACGTCCGAATCCAAGGATACATCGCAGACAAGCTGATTTCCTTCTATAAGAACAACCCTTTTGCGCCTTCATTGAGCCAGCTTGTGAATCGTGAGTTGATGGCCGCACTTGGCGCAAAGCAGAAGTCCAAACGTGGCACGAAACCCGCTAACTAACCGGCATGAACTATCCAAACGCATCCGCCTTCCTTGCCGCCCGCTTTGTTGATCTCGGCAAGTATCAAGAACTGCAAAAGCAACTCGCCGAGAAAGAAGCCGAGACGACGCGGATCGTGAAGGCACTTGGCGAAGCGGTCAAGCGCCGCAACGACGCCGAGTCCATGCTGACACGGCTCAAATTCCAGCGCCAAGATAACGGCGTTTGGGTTAACATCGAATTATGAAACCAACAACCCCAGCATACCACCGCGATATAGACTCCGCGCACAAGCGCGCGATGGACATGAAACACGCTTGCTACCACGCGAGGCTCGACCGTGACCTCGCGCTATTCCGAGCGAAGCTGCTCACGCTTGCGCTCCTGACCGCGCTCGCCGTTCTCGTCTGGTCACTAGGCAGCACCCAGAATGGGCGCGACGTTTGCAACCTTATCGCCCGACTATTCCAATGAGCCAACCCGACAATACCCTGCTAAGGCAATTTTGCGATTGCAGCAAACCGGCGACAGTAAAGCGCGGCAACGCGAAGATGTGTCAGAGCTGTGCCGACACAGACAGCAAATCGCCTCCTTACGTTGCAGGACGCAAACCCAAGACGACCATCGGAACTTTTTCATATATCGAAATCACCCAACGCTGCCGAGAGTTTTTCGAGCGAAATGGGCTGAACCAGTTTGGATATTGAATATGAGCACACCACTTACACCGTGGGAGCAGGCTATGGCCGCAATGCGCGAGGATGAGGACATGCGCGCTGGCAAAGCGGCTGCACTGGAAAAGCAGAACGCCGAAGGATACCGCTACATGGGCGAAATGAATCCGCTCAAGCACATGCTGCCGGACGTGGTGGCAGCGGAACAGCGCACGGCCTGCAAAGTAAGACAGGAGGGAAACAGGTGAGCGCGTCCCTGCCATCCGAGGAGCTACCGCGCCGCATAGCCCGCGAGGTTGCGGACGAGTTGCGCGGTCGGCGAGAAATGGACGCCGCCGATATGCGGGCCGAGATGGAAGACTTTCCGCTGCCGCTCGTTGGCCTCGTGAACATTCCGATCAGCGACCTCGACAACTATCCGCCAGGAGAACTGGCATCCGCATCCGGGAAGACCGATGACAAACAAAAAGAAAGAAACGAAACGAAATGAACCTAAACGAAGAGTTCCCGAGCAAGTGGCTGTCTGGTGATGAAATCGAAGACCCGCGCACCGTGATTATTAGCGACGTGGAAATTGTCGAGTTTGACAGCCGCCAACGTCCAGGACAGAAAGACCGCAAGGTTGCTCTGCACTTCAAGGGCGAAGACAAAGGCATGATCTGCAACGTCGGCATGCGTAACATCGTGATGGGCTTTTACGGCCCCGACACTGATGACTGGATCGGCAAGCGCATCCGCATTATGTCAACGCCGTTCACGAATGACAAGGGCGAGACGAGTATGGTCTGCCGCATCCATCCAAAGAAGCCCGAGGCGGCAGCGCCAGCCAAGCCTAAGCCTCCGGTCAGCGACAACGACGGCGGGCCTGACTTGCCCGAGGACTTCTAACCCCCTGTTCACACACCCGACGCCGGGCGGGAGAATCCCGGCACTACTTTCCAATGCCCGAGCAAGACCGATGGGACGCGTGGTGGGAAACGGACGAGGGCAGCGCCGATGAGGCTAGGGCGTTCGACAAAATAATGAAACACGCTGAAATGACAGACGCAATGCGGCGGTGTATGCACCGCGAACCTGCACTTAGAAAACCCAATGCTAATCCTCAAACTAATAATACCGGGACGACTCCCAAGCTGGAACAAGATACTCAGCATGGGCCACTGGCAGAGGGCCAAGCTAAAGAAATGGCAGCAGACCGAGTTCATATCCGCTTTGAGTCTGTCCGAAAACGCCTGCTCGATCCCGACAATCTGTGCGAAAAGTGGACTCTCGACTGTCTCCGATATATCGGCGTCATTCGCGGAGATGAGCCGGACAAAATCACACTCGAAACAACGCAACGCAAGGCCGCGAAAGGCGAAGCGGAGCACACGCTAATAACCATCACTTACCCATTATGAAAGTAGAAAAGCACATTACGCTTTACCTGAACGAAGCCGAGGCCGACGCGCTGACAAAGCTACTCGGCGCATACAGCGACAAATGCAAGGTGAAGCTGGGCTTGACGCTGGACGAGGCGAAACTGATAACGCAGATGTGGAAGAAGCTGCCGCACCCGGAGGAACAAGAATGAGCGAAGAACTGCAAACCCTGCTCGAAGCCTCGCGCCGCATGGTCGAGACTCGCGACTTGATTATTGCCGACCTGGAGCGCGAAAACCGCGAACTGCGCGAGGCGTTGCACGGCAGACCCGACCCCGAGTGGGACGGCTCGCGGGCATTGGAGGTGACGACGTGAACCTTTTCGACATACCAGAAACGCCGCTGCCGCCGCTGGAAGCCGCGCGCAAACGGCTTGCAAAAGCGATTGAAGCGGAACGCGAGGCGGAGCAAGCGGACAGGAACCGCGACAACGGGCCGGAGCCGTGTCCGGCGCTGGAGTATGCTCGGCAGCAACGGATCGTCACCGAGCAGGTTGTTGCGGCGTTAGAACGCAAAACGATCAAAGGAGCCAATTTGTGAACACACCCGAAGAACACGCTGCCGCCGTAATGCGCGCACCCGGACAGATCACCGTCGCTTCCATCGCCGGCGCGATTCGAGCCTATGCCGATGAGGTCAAGGGCAGTCAGATTCAGCATCATCGAAGCCAGCTCGAAACGGAACTGCAAAAGCATCTATCGGCAGCGCAAGGGCAGATTGCCGAACTGGCCCGGCAGCGCGACGCCGAGCGCGAGGCGCGTCGGGCGCTGGCGGAAGCCGGGCAAGAGGTGATGAAATTCCTCGACGCGGCCCCGTCGCCGGACATGCCGCCAAACCCCGCGCTGGCCGTCGCGATGCTGGGGAGTGCGTTGGAACTCGCCGCCAAGCTGCCATGACCGCTCTTTCCTGCAAAGCCTGCCACAAACCATTTATGCCAAACGAACCAATCCATCAGCCAAAAACCGCATCGGGGAATTTCCACAAGGCTTGCGTGCCTGTTGATTATTCCACCTTCATCGAGCGCAAATCGCAACTCGGCAGCAACGCCGGATTTGAGCCGCTATTCATGCCGGACTTCCTGTTCCCGTTTCAGCGCGCGCTTATTGAATGGGCTGTTCGCAAAGGACGATGCGCGATCTTCGCGGACTGCGGGCTTGGCAAAACGCCGATGCAACTTGTATGGGCGCAAAACGTAGTAGAGCGGACGTGCAAGCCCGTCTTAGTGCTGACTCCGCTTTCCGTTGGGGCACAGACGGCACGCGAGGCGGATAAGTTTGGAATCGAAGCAAAGCAATGCCGCGACGGCCAGGTTGCCGCGCCCATCACGATCACGAACTATCAGCAACTCCACAAATTCGACTGGCAGCAATTCGGAGGCGTGGTCTGCGACGAATCGTCCATCCTGAAAAACTTTGACGGCGCTTTGAAAGGTCAGATCACCGAGTTTATGCGGAAGCTGCCGTATCGGCTGCTTTGCACGGCGACCGCCGCGCCGAATGACTACATCGAGCTTGGGACGAGCAGTGAGGCGCTGGGCGACTTGGGCTTTATGGACATGCTAAATCGTTTCTTCAAGAAGTCGGAAACGACAATGAGCCGAAGTGAGGAATTTCGCAGCGGCCTTTATCGTTTTCGCGGGCACGCGCAACATGACTTTTGGCGGTGGATTTGTTCATGGGCGCGAGCAGTTCGCAAACCTTCCGACCTCGGCTTTCCCGATGATTCCTACGCCTTGCCGCCGCTGCAAACCGTGGAGCACATTATCAAAGCGCGAACGGTCAACCCCGACTTTCTTTTCGACATGCCCGCGGTCGGTTTGCAAGAGCAACGAAGCGAGCGCCGGAGGACTATTGGCGAAAGGTGCGAACTGGCGGCAAGCCTAATCAATGCGACCAACAAGCCCGCCGTCGCGTGGTGTCATCTAAACGAAGAGGGACACATGCTGGAAAAGATGATTCCCGATGCCGTGGAGGTTGAGGGAAACGATTCCGATGAGTTCAAGGAGGAAACTTTTCAAGCCTTCTCCGCTGGTCAGATTCGCGTCTTGGTTTCCAAACCTGTAATCGCCGGATTTGGTTTGAACTGGCAGCACTGCGCGCATCAAACCTTTTTCCCGTCACATTCATTCGAGCAATGGTATCAGGCCATCCGCAGATCGTGGCGCTTTGGTCAGGACAAGCCGGTTCGCGTTGACGTTATCGCCAGCGAAGGAGAGCGCGGAGTTTTGTCGAATATGAACCGCAAGGCGCATCAGGCGGAGCAAATGTTTTCGAGGCTGGTTGAACTAATTAACAACGAGCTTCGGATTGAAAAGAAAAGCGAAGCAACCAAACCAACACAACTACCATCATGGCTATAATTAACCAGACCATCGCGCCGAAATACGCGCTCTACAATTCAGATTGCATCGAGGTGATGAAGTCTCTACCGGATGAAAAGATAGACCTTTCTATTTACTCGCCTCCGTTCTGCGGTCTTTACAACTACTCGTCAAGCGAGCGCGACCTTTCCAACTGCAAAAGCTATCAGGAGTTTTTTGTTCATTACCGATACGTCTTGGAGGAACTATATCGCCTCACCAAGCCGGGCCGCGTGACCGCCGTGCATTGCATGGATGTCCCCGGCAAAGGAAACGGCAACACTGCGCGCATGGGCTGTGGCGCGAACGCTGGCGCTGGTCTGATTGACTTTCCGGGCGACATTATCCGGCTACATGAGCAATGCGGATTCCACTTCACGGCCCGCCGCGCCATCTGGAAAGAGCCGCTCGGCGTGCGACTGCGGACGATGGCAAAGGGATTGGCACACGCGCAGATTGTGGAGGATTCAACGCTTTGCGACGTTGCGAGCGCTGATTACCTTCTAACATTCCGCAAGAAAGGCGAGAACGCCGTGCCTGTTTCGCATCCGACCGGGCTTCATTCCTACGCTGGTGAGCGGGTTATTCCGCACGAATTGCAGACCTACAAAGGACACACCGGGAAGCAGACAGAAAACCGATTCTCTCATTGGATTTGGCGGCAATACGCGAGCAGTTTTTGGGATGACATCCGCATTGACCGCGTTCTTCCGTATCAGGAAAGCCGCGAGTCGGATGACGAGCGCCACGTCCACCCGCTGCAACTCGACGTAATCGAGCGCGCGTGCGTTCTGTGGAGCAACCCCGGCGAGGGGGTGTTCACGCCTTT